ATTCCCCTGGGTCTCCGAATTCTCCTCTTGTCTGGGGAAATGAGTTCGCTCATTGTCGTACCTTGGACTATACGAGACACCGGGAGGCACAATCCATTGGATTGTGAGAAATAAGTCCCCATTGGGGCAAATACTTTCAAGAAGGCCCAAAATCAAAACCTCATTTTCGCCGTCAAGACGGCACTGACAATGGCAAGTCAGAGAAGAAAAAGCCAGTCTGCAGGCGCGTGAAGACAGAAGGCGCGCGCTGGACTCGAGTCCAAGTCCTTAAATCGGGCTCTCGATTATGCAATGGGGAGCCATCCCCACTGATGACAGAGCGGCAAGATTTCGAACCGAACGATTCCAAAGGGAATCGGCGAAAGAAATTGTCAAAGAAAGCGTATAATGCCTCAAAACTTTGTGCTCAGGTGGAAGTTTACGAAAGGTCAATTTCCAGAGAAATCAGTCAGCTGGTTGACTTGAGCAGTCGTTATCGTGGCATTAACAGGTCAATTGATGCCCTTTTGGATGCGATTCTTACGACATTGCATTTGAATCCAAGGACTATAGCTGATTTGTATACACTTTTATCAGCTGTCAATGGTTCGCTGATATCTTCAAAGGATGACGTGCATTCCTTTTTGAGCAAAAGACAAACATTATGTTTGCCTGGCGGTGTCCTGAAATTTTATTCCATTCATGAGTTCGCTCGTGTTGCGAAAGCATACCACGATTTTCGTGCTATTTGGAATAAGAAGAATATCGATTTGTCGTATTGCGTGAAGTCATTGAAAATGCTGGGTGTCAATGTTGTGCCTGATGATCTTGATTCGTCAGACATACCAACAACCATTGGTACTATTGACTCTTTGAAAGCATATGACTCCATGTCAAGGGCAGCTCAAAAGAAAGTGCAATCATTGCATGTGCATCGATTGATTGCAATGGTGTGGAAACTGCGCGACGAATTAAAAATCAAATTTGATGACCACGCTATTCTAAAACAGCATTTTGGTGCTGCAAAGAAAGTGTTGTCTCGTCGTTCAAAATTTGATTTTTATACTGAGACCAGTGCCACCAATGCAGAAATGCACAAGCGTCAACGAACAAAATCGATCAATTCACGATCATTACGGGGTAGGGGAAAAATGTCTCTCAATGGCTCTCATGGTGAAGCCACTGATGAGGATGACTTGGCCATGAGAAGGCCCAAGAAATTCCAACAACACCGTGATGAACAGAAGCGTGACACCAAGCATGCAACTATCAAGCAAGTTGACATGTTGAATAACCGTATTTCACGGTTGGAGAAGCCTAAAGCAGCTGAGGAACCAGTGAAAGGTCCATTGGACGGTGTCACTAAGGCGAATTCAGAGCCTTGTGACATTGGTGAATTACACTGGTTGTCGAATTACGATAAACCCTGTGAGCCTATTTCATTTGATATTTTGCCAACGAATGTCTTGGCAAATATTATTGAACAGTCAGCGACGAAGTCTTGTTCATTATCAACAAGTGAATTGTTCACAATGGAATTTGGGTTTTCGTGGAAGCAAAGGCTGTTGCTGAAGGCTGCTGGTGTCCTGGATGCTATCTGTTTGATGCATTCATTTATGTCGAGTCAAGTGGATCCCTTGGCTGGTGTGGTAGGGAACAATCCCTTTGAGGATTGGTTGACGAGTTCACCATTCTTCAATCGGATGACCAAACTTTGGGATGATGCTAACGTTCCTCTTCGTCAAAGGCGACATTTGGATGCCATTCGTGATATATACGAGAATGGCTTCACATATTGGCGTATCAATGTCAATCATGTTGCTATTTTGGATGCAACTGAGGATGTGAGGCTTTATCGATGCGCATCCGTTAATATCAAGAGTCAACCTGATTGGGTGCGCTACTCTGTTGATCGGTACGATTATCCACCACGTGAAGAGCGAGAAAGATCGGGTATTCATCGTGTATATTATACACATGAGTTTCCTGTTGATTCACAACTATCACGATTGGTGGATCTTCGAGCTGTTGTGAATGTTTTCACAATGTGTGATGCATGGCATCAATGCAGGCAAATGTCATGTCACAGATACGACCATTCTTATGAAGTCAATGCCGATCAAAAGATATTGTGGTCATCAGCAAATGCCATGTGGTTATTTATGGGCATGTGGGCTCGTAATATTTCAATGACTTTGCGTGTCTGCCCAAACGACCAAGAGTGACATCAGTCCGCAGAATGTATGTCACGGGTTATGATGTTTCTGCGGATAAGGTCAAATTAAGGCAGGCTTCTGATGATTTGACAATTAAATTGAAAACAATCAAGCATACAAAAATTTGTAAGCCTGAAATTTTGGGGGTTTACCCTTCTTCTTTTGCTATTTTGGATGAGAGGTTCTATTTACCAATCATCCCACCTTTTATGGCAAATCGGCAATCTTTGAGCAATCAAGTTGCTGCTGTGGTCCATCGAGTTGGTTGTGCTATGCCTGAGCCAAAGTGGGATAGGATCGCAGATTTTAAAAGGTATGCTGAAGAGTGGATTAAATGTCACTTTACGCCGCTTGACCCAGAAGATGTGCCATCATTTGATGAATGGTTGAATCAAACACCTTATTCTGGGTCTCGAAAAGAATATTTGCGGGAAGTTAAAGCATCTATTCATGATTTGAAAGATGTTTATGCTGAATGCAAATCATTTGTCAAATGGGAATCTTATCCAGAGATGAAAGCCCCACGTGCTATTAACAGTCCATCTGACGAGTCCAAGGTGTTGCTTGGTCCGTTAATGCACGCAGTTGACAAGAAAACTTTTGCCTCAGGATGGTTTGTTAAAGGGACTAATCCACGTGATTGGCCAGACATGTTGTGTGAGCTATTTCGCGGTCGCCATGTCTGTGAAACTGACTTCAGCTCATTTGAAGCTCATCACTTAGTGCATTATGAAAACATTATCAGGTTTTGGGTAATGCACATGATTCGACATTGTGGTTTGACAAACAATTTTAAGAGATTGGTGTCACGACTCATGATGGGTACGAACATTATGAATTTTTCAAAATTGGTTGCAACAATTCCACAACGACTAATGAGTGGGGCGATGTGGACTTCCTCTGCTAATGGTGTTTTGAACTTGCTACTTATGTCTTACACCATTTTGCGAAGTGTTGATTCCACCTCTTCCCCTGAACAATTGGCAAAGACGATGCCAGAAAATTTTATTGGTCGTGTCGAAGGCGATGATGGGATTTTTGCGTGCGATTGCTTGAATATGAAGATCATTGAAGAGCTTGGCTTGTTGTTGAAGCCTGAATTGCACGAGAAATTCACTGATGCCAAGTTTTGTGGCATCATATGTGATGAGGAAAACCACCGAGTAGTCACTGATCCGCGAAGATTTCTTCAAAAGTTTTGTTTGTGTCCTGCAAATTATGTTGATTCAAAGGAGACAAAACTTATGAGTTTGTTACGAGCAAAAGCTTTATCTTATGCATGCAATTTCAACGACTGCCCTATCATTGGAGAAGTGTGTCACAAGGTTTTGGATATTACTCGTTCGTATGACATTCAACCAGTTCTATCTGAGATGGATGGTTTGAAGCGTTCATACATACAAACATCATTGACAGAAAAGATATGGCTCAAAAAACCAGTGATTTCGTCTAGTTCTCGGTTGGTTGTTGAAAAGCGATTTGGTATCAGTGTATCCATGCAAATGGACATTGAGGCACGTGTGCATGTTTCTAATGGCTTATGCTTGCTGTCGGGTGAATTGTTGACACCATTGGAGGCTACTTCACACGGTATCGAGACGATTTCCACATGTAAAGAATTCGTGATTCCTCAAGTTGAATTGGCGAAGGACATTGTGGAGATCATGAAACATGGTAAGAACATTTCAAATCGGAAAAACCAATCGCTGACAATTGCGCGGGTCCATGATAAATTATTGCGCAATTGCGATCCCATATGTTGAATGGGGTCTTTCGCTGGTGGGGGTTATACACCAGCTGTTCTTACACTATGCCACACTCACCTGAGGGAGGTTTGGCTACG